ACAACTAATGCAGCATGTGTAGAAGGATTGGCTGACCTTATTTTCGGTAAAGGATTGTATTCTAAAGACGAGGCTAAAAACGAAACCATACAAAAGATAATTCCACAAGAGGAAACTAAAAGAGTAGCATTTGACTTAAAATTATATGGTAATGCTGCTTATACTGTTTATTGGAATGATGCACATACGCAAATAATTCGTATGTATCATGTCCCTGTACAAACGTTAAGAGCAGAGAAGTTAGGTAAATCGCCAAAGATAGAAAATTATTATTATTGTTCAGATTGGTCAGATAATAGAAAGGTAAAAGATAAAAAGAAGATACCTGCTTTCGGCACATCTAATGAAAAGATGGAAATACTTTACATCAAACATTATACGCCAGGTTTATACTATTATAGTTTGCCTGATTGGGTTTCAGCATTACAATTTAGTATGAGTGAAGGTGAAGTATCAAACTTACATTATAATAATATTACAAATGGTTTCTTACCTGCTGTAATGATTAACTTTAATAATGGTGTACCTGCTCCGGAAGAAAGACAAACAATAGAAGACCTTATTCAGGCTAAATTTACAGGTACAGATAATGCAGGACGTTTTATGGTTTCATTTAACGATGACCCACAAACAAAACCTACGCTTGATATAATTGATATCAGTAATTTGCATGACAAGTATCAGTATGTTGCAGAATATGTGCAAGATAGAATACTTGTAGCACATAGAATTACATCACCTCTTCTTTTTGGTATCAGAACACAAAACAATGGTTTCTCTTCTCAATCAGAAGAAATGAAAACAGCATTTAGTATCTTACAAACAATGACGATATCTCCATTCCAAAATCTAATACTTAATTCATTAGATTATGCTTTAACATTAGGTGGCATGGATAATGCAGAATTATACTTTGAACAATTAACTCCATTGGTAATTCTATCAGAAGCAGCAGATGAGACTGGTAAAACAGTAGAGCAAGTAGAAGATGAAACTAATAAAGCCCTAGAAAATCCGGCAACTTCTGAAGATTCACAAGACCAAACAACAGAAGAGGTAATGCCAGATACAGAAAAGATAGAATCATTTTCTATGTTATCATTTAATAATAAAGAATACGAAATATACAAATAAACTATGAGCTACGCATTATTCATTAATAGAAACGATATAATTAAAAATTCTCCATTACAGGGTGCAATCGATGCCGATGCTCTCCTACCTTTTGTGAGAGTATCGCAGGATAAGTACATAAAGAATTTAATTGGAACTGTACTATTCGATTATTTGCAAGACCAAATTATAGCAAATACCGTGAGTTCATTGACAGTTTATTATCAGGACCTTTTAGATGATTACATTAAGAACGCACTGATATGGTATTCGTGTGTAGAATATATTCCGTTTAGTTCAGTACAATTCAAATCAAATGGTGCTGTAAAGCAACAGAGTGAGCAAGGCGTCGCTCCAACAAAAACGGAAATAGATTACCTCAAACAAATAGCACAAACAAATGCTGACTATTATGCATTAAGATTACAAAACTATTTAATTGCATATTCACAAAACATTCCACAATACCTTGAGAGTGTAGGTAATCAAACACAGATATATCCTGACCAAACTAACCAATATTTCGGAGGTATTCAATTATAAACTATGGCAGCAATACAGCATAATTCAGGTATCAATTATACACTTTATTACAATACTCTTAATTACTTTAAAACAATTATGAGTAATCACCCTTCTATCGAAGTGGTGACACAGGGTGATATTAGTGATTTTGATACTAGAGAATTTCCTTCATATCCAATTGGTAATGTACAAATCATTTCGACAAACTTCGGTGATACCGTTACAGATTGGGAAATAGAATTGACAGTAGCAGATAAAATTAAAAATAAAAATAACGAATCAACAGGGAGTACTAACGCTCAAACTATCCAATTCTTTGGTGTAGATGATACAGTTGACATTCATGCAAATACATTAAGTATTCTAAATGACTTGACTGCATATACACAAAAGAGTGTAGATGGGTTTGAAGTGAACGGAGATATAATCTGTGAACCTTTCGCCGACCGATTTAATAATGGGTTGGCCGGTTGGGTGGCCAAATTCACTCTCACTACTCACAATGATAAAAATCGTTGTATTTTTTTTTTGATTGAAGAAGCTATTAACGGATACCGAATATCTGATTGTATAACGGGTCAACAATATACCGCAACAATTAGTATAGGAAGTAACCAAACAATTGGCGGTGTATTTGCAACATATATAAACGCATTACAACCGGCTGATTATGGAAATCTAAAGTGTTTTAGTGTAGGACAGGGATTAAACAGAGCAACATGGGATTTCAATAATCTACCAATGATTAACTGGCCTTATTCTGATGGATATGAAGATTGTGTAGAATGTGAATTGTGGATAAATCCAAAAATATGGTCAACAACTCCGGCAAAATGGAGTGGAACAGGAGCAGAATTTAGAACATGGGCAACAGTATAAAATAAAATAAAAATGGGTAGTTTAAGTAACCTTTATATATCACAATCGTATCAATCTCTAATTCATTTAGGAACAAATAATACTGCGTCTGCAAATTTAATTGAATTAGAAGATGGACTTGGAAATGGGATTGGAATATCTGTAAATACAGCAGGTGATTTAAAAGTAAATGGAATATTATCTGCATCAATTATAACAGATTTATCTCAATCAATAAATTCATTAAATGGATTGACTGGTTCATATGCAACAACAGGCTCTAATATATTTAATGGAAATCAAACTGTTAATGGAGATGTGCAAGTAAATGGTACTCTTTCTGCAACGGAAATACATACCCTTATTGAAAGCAGTTCTATTATATACTCATCAGGCTCCAATATATTAGGAGATGAATTAACTGATGTGCAAACACTCATAGGTTCTGTGATAATATCAGGCTCACAAAGTGTGTCAGGTTCTGCGCAATTTACAGGTACTATTTCATCACCTACCATCACAATTATAAATGGTAGATTAGCAAATTTAGAAAACTTTACAGCATCATCTGATAGTAGACTTAATAATTTAGAAAGTAAGAGTGCAAGTGTAGATATTTCTATTTCTAATCTAAATTCTTTTAGTTCATCTCAATTAACTAAAGATAGTACGTTAGCAATTGTAACTGGCTCATTGAATGCATTTACACAATCTGCAAATGGTAGATTAACGAATTTGGAATCTACATCTGCAAGTGTTAATATTAGTATTTCAAATCTCAATACATTTACTTCATCAGCAAATAGTAGACTAAATGCTATTGAAAGTGTTAGCGGTAGTTGGATTACAGAAAGTGAAACATCAAGTTTTGCTAGAACAGGTACTAATACATTTTCAGGCTCACAAACAATAACAGGCTCTGTTTATGGAAATGTAATATCTCTAAATATTGTATCTTCTACAGCAAGTATGGATTTTAGTTTAGGTAATTTTTATACATTAACTTTAGTTAGTGGTTCAACTACTAGAATTGAAGCAAGTAATGTTAGAGCAGGACAAACAATAAATTTATTAGTATCTCAACCAAGTGTAGGATTTGGTAATGTTGCATTTGATTCTAAATTTAAACAAACTTTTGGATTTGGATATACAACAACTCAATCAGGCTCTGCAAATGATATACTTACCTTCGTAACATTTAATACTGCTAGTATTTGGACAGCTAATATTAAAAATTTAGTATAATGAGATTTACTCCTGTATCATTTATCGCTGGAACTCAAGCTGACAGGATAAAATTTATTACTGATGGATTGGTTGCATATTATGATGTTAATTCTTATAATTCATCATTAAGTACTTGGTTAGATTTAACTACGAATGGTAATAATGCAACAGTTGAAGGTTCAGCTTTAACATTAACGGCAAATAAAGGTTGGAAATTTAATGGAACAAACAACCATTTAACAATGCCTACATTTTCAGGCAGTACTGCATTAACTGTGATGATATGGGGAGATGTAAATAATAATTACACAACAAGAAGTGCGCAAGTAACTGAAACACTTTTTAGTAAAAGAATTGGAACCAATAATGGATTTAATTCAACACACATATTTAGAATATCTGCAACAGCTGATGCTATAACTACTTCTGGTCAATCAGGTACAGATACTACAAATCAAGGATTTAGAGGAGCACTGACGGGAAGTATAAATTTTATAGGATTTCAATCAAATGAAAGTACAAGTTCTCTTTTATATTTAGGATATGGAAATGCAGTTAGTAGTAGTTGGATTGATGGCACAGGAGTGGGATGGGCAGATGGTGGTGGATTAACTACAGGAAGTATATTATTTCCGTATACGCAACAATTGATTTTTGGAAGTTCATCATCAGGTAGATACACAGGTACAGTTGGTATAATTGCAGTATATAATCGTTTATTAACCAATGATGAAATGAATACAAACTATTTAGCAGTATCAGCATCAGCAGTTTATTAATATTATGAAAACCCTTTTAGAAGTAGCAAGTACATTAGGTAATTTAGTATCTAAAAAAGCACCAAAGAAAACTGGCAATCTTAAAAAGAGATTGAAAGAAGCCAATACAGGTAGAAAGATATTAGGTAGTAATTCTGCACAGGCTGAAAAGAAAATAATCAATGACCTTAAGAGTGGTACTAATACTTTCGAATTTGGTATTGATGTTGCACCACCAGGCGCTGAATATGGTCAATTTTGGAATGACCCGACTGTAAGTAAAACAGTTAAGAAAGGTAAAACCAAAAATATACCTGATGGGATAAACTACGGAAGTAAAGCATACGAATCAACAGAGTTTCAAAAGGAATTAGATGCATACATTGATTCTCTTACAGATAAACTTTTCGAAAGTATATCAAAGCAAATAGATAAGGAATTAAAGTAGGGTATCAAATACTTTTCCCATTTTATTGGTTTTTATATAAAAGAATTACACAATGGCTTTATCCATTACTCAAACACCTGCGTTAGTTAGTTTAGCACAATCACCAATCATATTTACGGTGTCAGAAAGTACACCCGTATATACATCATCTTCATTTCAATATGTAGGTGAATTATACTATTGGACTGGTAGTTTAACTAATTCTTCATCAATCGCTGATTATACAATTCTTAAATTTCCTAATAATGCGAATGTAGGTATTTTTGACTTGAATAGAATTATAAACTCTACACTTACAGATTTAGCACAAGTCAATACATCAAATGTAAAATATTATGCAGTTGATTTCTATTGGCAATATCTTTCAGGAAGTACATATGTGACAGGTTCGCACATAACATCACAAACATACAAAGCATTGGATGGATATGGTGTATTCCAAGAACCTATTTCACAAAACATAACATCTTCATCTATTCATTGGCCCCTAATGACATCAGGTCCTGCTACACAATCAGCATTCACTACAAACGAAGGATTTGGTGGTGTATATGTAGGAACAACCGGTGGAACACAACCAACAAAGGTAGTATATAATTCTAATTTAGGTTCAGCTGATTATACAGTAACATCAACAACAGCAACAACTGGTCAAATAGTACAATATCCAATTGGACCTTCAGAAACAGGGTTTCCATTATCAACAATTGGTTTAGAATGGTTTAGTGTTCAGGCATATAACGCATCTACTCCTTTAGGTACACCAATCCGTTATGATATAGTTTGTGAACAAAAATATCCTAATGTACGAATCAAATGGAAAAATCGTTTTGGACAATTTGATTGGATGAACTTTGATATGGTAAATAGACAATCATTTACTACACAAAGAAAAACATATCAACCACAATTAGGTACATGGGAAAGTTCTACATTTGGATATAATAACTACGATACAGCAAATCAGGCATACATTGTAGATTCTAAACAAACAATACTCGTAAATTCAAATTGGTTACCTGAATCATATAATGATATTCTCAAACAATTATTAGTTGCAGAGGAAATCTATTGGATTTATAATGAATCAACAGGTGATATTAGACCATTGACTATTACAACTGAAAATATACAATTTAAAACAGGCGTAGTGGATAAGTTAATTCAATATCAATTTGAATTCCAATATGGTCAGCCTTATAAACTAATAATGTAATGGGAATAATTTCTACACAGGCATTTACTTTCCGATTAATTGCAAATGGACAGCAATTAGATACATTTGATGATGAGGACATACAATTATCAAATAACGTAACAGGTCTATTTGATTTAGGTGTTTTGCCATCTGACTTTACTCGTCAGATTACACTTCCAGGTACAAAAGTAAATAATGCTTTCTTTGAGCATGTTTATGATATTTCTATTGATAATCCATTCCTATTTGCAACGAACATAAAAGTTCCTGCATACTTTGATTTTGATTCTGTATATCTTTCGCAAGGATATTTACAATTAAACAAAGTAAATGTAAGAGCAAATAAATTTATTGAATCATATGAAGTAACAATCTATGGTACTCTATCTTCATTTGGTAGAGATATTAATAGAGCATTCTTAACTGAATTATCTTCACTTTCAAAATACAATCACACTGCTTCTTACAATAATATTACAGCAAGTTGGAGTGGTGGTTTATTTAATGGTGATATAGTTTATCCTCTTGCAGATTATGGTTCTGGATATCAATTTACACAAGGTAGTTTAGTTACCTATGGTATGAATACTTTGGATGGTGGATTGACAGTACAAAACTTTAAACCGGCAATCAGAACAAAAGCAGTATTAGATGCAATATTCCAAGAAGCAGGATTTACTTATTCTTCTTCATTTATTAATGGTGGTGCATTGGATAATGTGTATATGGTTTGTAATTATGCACTTAAATACCCTGAATTTAGTGGAGTTGATTTGGAAACTTTTGGTAAAATAAAAGTAGGTCCAATATCAGGTAGTGGAATGACAGATGTAACACTTGCATCAGGTAGTTGGACAACACTAAATTGGTATAACGAATTATCTGACCCGCAAGGTTTTTATAACGATGGAACATATAGAGTAACTAAAAGAAGTAATCTTTCAGGTGTATTAAACATAAACATAAATGTTAGTTGCTCTGTAAATAATATGCCAGGAACATTTTCGGCAAATGGAACATGGGGATTAAGAATGGTACAAACAGGTAGTTTTACTCCTGTTGCAACTATTGCCCTACAATCATTTATTAATTTCTTTGACCAATTACAAAATAGTAGAACGGGTGGTATAAATACAACATACGAATTATCACAGCAATTTAAATTATTTGATATACCTGTTGGTGATTATTATTTCCAAATCAGACAATCACCTAATAATGCACCACCTACATCACAACCCCTAGTAACTCTGGACCCTGGTGGTAGTACAAAAGGATACATAGAGATAAAGCAAGTAGACCAAGCTGCTGATGGGCGTATTATGGATATACCTTCAAATATGCCTTTTGGTACAAATGGAATTAAACAAATAGATTTTATTACAGGTATACAAAAGAAATTTAATTTAGTAATCTACCCTGATAAAACTAAAAATAATCAATTCATTATAGAACCATTCAATCAATGGTATAAGAAAGGACAGAGATGGGATTTCAACAAATATATTAATTTGGATGAAACTATTGAAGTAATTCCTGCAAACAATCTTGCAGTAAATGAATTAATGTTTGGTGATACCCTTGACCAGGATTATATCTCACAACAATTTAGTAAAGCAGCAAATAGAGAATATGCTAAAACTTATTATACAGATACTCAAAACTTTTTCTCACAAGGTAAGTTTGAAGTTAAAACAACATTCGCATCATCACCACTTATCCGTATAGCAGGTACAGGTCTTTCTGGAAGTGTTGGTGGTATCACTCCTCCTGTTACATCTTACACATACGTGATAGGTAATCGTGGGTGGTATGATAATTTATCAGCATGTTCTAATACATACTATTATCCAACACCTGTATATGCCCATTTGATGGAGGATTCTCTTATTGGAAATTTGGTTATCCTTATTTCTATCAAAAGTATTCAGCATATATTGACTCTAGCGGTCAAGTTTCACTTTTACAATCTTGCTAATTATGTCACAGATAATTCCTATATACATACCAACTTACATTTCCGACCAGAATTATAATCCTAGTCGTGTACTTCCACGTCTTTTTTATTACAATGGTTTGGTAGATTGTGAAACTTATTACATAGAAAGTGGGTCATTAACAAATTCAGGCGTTGTAATAGCACAAAGCAAATTTCCATATTTTGATAATTACAATGTAGTAACAGGTAGTTTTCCAACAGCAGGAAGTAAATCACTTCTATTCAATAATGAAGCAGTATCGTATGGTTCATTACCATCATCATCTCTTTTTACAGAATATTGGGACACTTATGTTTCTCTTTTATATAATCCTAAAACCCGTTTACTAACTGCTAAAGCAATCATTCCTTTGGCTGATTATGTTAAGATGGAACTTTATATAATAATGGTTCTAATTTCGCAACCATAACAACTCCAAGTTCAGGAAATACATCTGTAAGTGCATCAAGAACAATTAATGCAGAATTGCAAGGAATATTCGTACCGGCTACAGGTAGTACAACATCAAGTGTATATGTAAACGGTGATGCATCAGGTCAGGATATTGAAATTGTAAATTATAATTGTGACATTTGTAATAGATGGAATTATAATAATAATTTCCAAGCTATAGATGGAACGATTACATATTATAGTTGTACCGATGGAAGTACACAAAGTATTTATGTACCAGGCGATGATGTATTCGGTGTGACCGGCTCATTCTGTAATTGTAATTCAGCAGGAACTCCATACCAAAGTATAGGAACAGGGTTTACCTTAACTGATACATCAGGCTCATGCAGCGGCTCTATACCAATTGTTAGTATCGGATTTACTACAACGAGTGATGGTGTTTATTACATTACAGGTAGTATAACTCACACACCCAATTAACATTACTGATTTAACTTAATAAAATTGTTTTTATAGTATGATGAAAGGTATAATAGATTTATTACAAATGAGTGAATACTATGGTCAATCTCAAACGATTGATATAGCAAAAGGAAGATACCAATTACCTACTACATGGAAAGATACATTTAAATGGATTAAAAGAATATGGCTGAGAAGAAAGTCAAAATAAAAGTAGATGTAGAAACCAATACAGCAGGTTCGATTGCTCAATTAAAAGAATTGAAAAAGCAATTGAAAGAAACTGCTGCCGGCTCTGCTGAATTTAAGAAACTTGCAAATGAAATAGATGATTTGGAAGATAAAATTAAAGGAAGTAAAGCAGGTGCAGCTGATTGGATTGATACACTTGAATCTGCCGGTGGACCTATCGGTATGTTAGGTGGTGCTCTTAACAAAGCAAAAGTAGCAACAGTATCCTTTGGAACTGCTTTAAAAGCAACAGGGATAGGTTTAATCGTTGCTGCTGTTGGTGGACTAGTAGCAGCATTCCAATCACAGGAAGGAGCAATGAAGAAACTGGAACCCCTTCTTATTGGATTGGAAAAAATACTTGGTGGTATCTTTGCAGCATT